GGAGCCGACGAACGACCAGCTGCTAGTGCGCCTGGAGCGCCAGCCGGTGACGGCGGTGACCTTTGTTGACGATGATGCCACCAGCGGATCAGCAACGCTCGTCACAATCAACGGGATCCAGTACGCCAAGGTTCTCGACGCTCTTGCCTACCCGGTAGTTCTGACGGTGACCGCTGGCACGAACACGCTCAACCCGCTGCTTGAGATGGCGCTTCTCCAGCGCGTGACGCAGCACGTGGCAAGCCGCGGCGATGACACGGTGGCGCTCCCGAGCGACTACTGGGACCGGATCTGCGGCATGATGGGGAAGGGCATTGGCTGATGCCTGGACACGTTCCATCCGGAATGCTGCGCCTCGCCATGACGGCGCAGAACCCCGTACGCACGGTCGATGACTTCGGCCAGGCGTCGGAGGCGTGGGTGAATGTCGCCGTGCTGCATTGCCACATCGAGGTGGCGTCGACAAGTGAAACGATGGACGATCGAGGCCCGGCGGTTCGCACCGATTGGCGCATCCTCGCGAGCTTCCATCCGTCGGTAAACACCCGTAGCCGGCTGCTATGGAACGACCGTGGCACCGAGCGCACGTTCAACGTGCGCGCCTGCTGGGATCGCGACCAGCGCCGTCGGCGCCTGGAGATCGAAGCGACGGAGGTGCTGCCGTGAACAACACCGCCAAGATCTACGTCGATAGCGCAGACGTCCAGAAGCTCCTGAAGGGAATGCCGGAGAACATTCGCCGGAACGTGCAGCGCCGCGCCGGAAACGAGATCATGCCGCGCTGGGCTCGTCGTCTTGGCAACGAATGGCTCACCACGACCTACAAGCGCAACGGCGGCAAGCAGAAGCACCGTCGCGCCATTTGGGCGGCGGCGAAGTCTCGGGTCCGACCGCGAGGACAAGGCGAGACGGCTCGCATGGTGATGAACGTGCACATCAAGTACGGCAAGAAGGGCGGCACCCTTGCCAGCGGCAATCAGCGCGTCTATCACCTCCTCGAATACGGGCACCGCAATAAGGCCGCCGGGTCATTCACGGAAGGCAAGCACGTATCTCGCGATTGGGCTCGCCTGAACCTCCGAAAGATGCTGGAGGAGATCAGCAAGGAAGTCTTGGTTCAGGCCCAAAAATCCTTTACTGACAAGAGGAGGCCACGTGCCAATCGCAAACGTGCATAGAGCAATCTATGCAGCTCTCAATTCCTCTGGGGTGACGATATGCAACGGCATCCGGACCGCTGGCACGGCTACCCCAGTGGCCGTTTACGACCTCACGTCAGCAGAAATCTCCATGAGTTTGAACGGGGTGAGCGGAAACAACGTCTGGGTGATCGGTCTCCAGGTGGTGTGTGTTGCTGACACTATCGAGGATGTCTGCATCACTGTCGACGACATTGTCGACGCAATTGACGCCAATTACACCGATACGGGTGAGGCAGTAAAGATCGTCATCACGCAGTTCGCGGTTGCCTTTAGCACCGAAAACATCGACGACGGACAACACGACGCGGAGCGCGTCGGCACAATCACAATCACACTACAAGCGCAGGAGTACTGAACATGGCACTGATCGCAGGATTCGGCGGAACGGTTTCCTTCAGCGGGCAAAGCACGGTGAAGTGCAAGAGCATCACGATTAACTGGGAGAAGGAATCGCTCGATGTAACCACGGTTTCGGATTGGCAGCAGAAGCGCCTTCCCGGACGATTTCGCCGCTCGGGCACGCTGACCGTGTATCGGCAAGACGGAACCGTGGACGACGCAATCCGCCTCCATGTCCAACCGACGACTCTGGCCGAAGCGACAGGTGCCGTTCTCACCCTTATATACACCGACCAGGGCGGGAAGATCTATGACACTGTCGGGTCTTCTACAAACGCGTTCAACATCCAAATCACCTCTGCCAGTATTACCGATGATGGCACCGGCGCGGCGATGTGGGAGCTTTCGTGGGAGGAGCAGGGCTGATGCCGGTTGACGTTTCCAAGCTCCTCGCTCGCTCGCGGACGGTCGAAATCGATGGCGTCGGACCGCTTGTGTTTCGCGAACCGACGCTCGCCGACGTGCAGCGGGCGTCCGTCGATCCGTTCTGGTGGGTTGCTTGCGTGACCTGTCCGGATGGGACGCCGTTTCTTGCCGATCCAAAGGACGCCGGAAAGATCCGTTCCGACCTGGCTGGTTCGCTCATGGAGGAGATCAACCGCACCCGCCCTACACCCGCGCCGAAAGGCGCCTCTGGAGAATCGCCGATCACGGCGGAAGACTGATGATGCCAGCAGGGCTTTCCAACATTGAAATGACCAACGGCGAGCGCCAGGAGTATCTGCTGGGCGTCATTGCTTGCGCCTTGACCGGAAAGCGATCCCATCAGATTTTCCCCTGGTTGAGGAGCGACCTCAATGGCTGACAAGTCGGAAAAGGTAGTCATCTGGGCGGAGGTCGATCCACGCGGTGTCGTGTCCGGCGTCAATGCGACCAACCGCGAACTCGACAAGCTGAACCGAACGGCCAAGCGAGGCGCTACCGCAGCAGGGATTTCGGCTGGAATCGACGCGGCACAAGGCGCGTACGGGATGATCATGCGAGTCATCCAGATGGTCGACAAGCGCGTTGAGGAACTGAACGCGATGGCGGTGAAATACTCGCCCGAGGCAATGATCGCAAACGCCAACCTGCAAGTCGCCAAGATCGAGTCGGAAGTCTCGATGGGCAGGGCTGTCGGTCTGGGCGTCGCCAAGGGCAAAGACATTGAAGCAGCTGCCCTGCGAGAACAAGCTGCCAAGGCTCAAATGAACGCCGGAGACCTTGCCGGTGGTGTTGCAGCATGGGAAAGCTTGAAGCAGAGTTTCGTCGATGCCGGTGTGGCGTTCTCCGACGCATTTATCACGTCCATTGGCGATCCGAACGCACAAGGCCCAATTTCGGCCATGCTTGATCAGGCAAAGACGTTTGAGTACCTCACCGGACAGGTATCCGGAACCGAGCTCGCCGGTGGTCTCGGCTCTGCTCGGGGAATGACGTCCGACTCCACCGAACTTACCAGGCAGACCGCTCTGCTCGAGCAAATCGCCAAGCAGACAAAGGGGAACTAATGGGAACGTGGCTAACCATCGAACGCCCGGACAGTCGGCGATTTAAGCTCGAAGACCGTTGGGCCGACCAGGTGCTGGAGCGGTCGTGGATCATGCGCTGGACGCCCGCCGACGCCAACGACACGTACTCGGGCGACGCGGCCATGATGGCGGAGATCCCGAACGAGGCCAGGCCGCAGTACCGGCTGGATAGCAATTACATCGGAACATCTACCCCGTACAACGCCTGGCTTAAGTACTTCATCTGCCGCACTTGCAGCGTCGAGCCGATGGTCGAGCGCCCGTTCACCTGGCTGATCCGTTCGACGTACACGAACTACAACTACCCGTACACCAACTCGTACGGCATGACTTACCTGAAGCAGACCCGCACGGTCTCAACGCGGCGTACTGCTATGTACAGGCAGGCAGCTACATTTCCAACAAGCGGCACCGGAGCGGTGACCTGGCCTACGGGCGTGGTGGATATCGGCGGAACCAAAGTCGACACGAATGGCAATCCGCGCACCGCGTTGATCCCACAGCAGGCGATCCAAATCGAACTGCTCCGCGACCGTACTCCGGCGTCGTCGGTGACAGCACTGACGGCGGACGATCCAGCTTGGGCAACCATCCTTACCGATTACATCAGTCGGCGCAACAGCGAGACATTCCTTGGGTGGGTACCTGGGTCGGTTCTCTGCACCGGGATTACGGCAACGCTGGACAGCGAAATGTGGCGCATCCAAGCCTCCTTCCTGTTCGATGACTGGTTCCACCTAGAACAGATCCCGATTCCAAATCTCACCGGACAGCCGGTGCTCTTACCTGGTGCAACTATTGCCGGGCAGCAAATCAACCAGACCACCAAGGTCGGCTGGTATCAGCAATTCACCAACACGGCAGATCTGAACCTTCTATTCGATACCGCATGGCGTGACCAGCTCACCAAGGCAGGACCGTCGAGACTCGCATGACCTGGCACCGCCCCAACTTCCGAAACGGTCTACTGGGATCGGCGAATCGCTTCGTCGCGAACGCTTGGACGGACTCCGCGTCGACCGTTACGCAGCATCAGGACGGAATCGTCTGGGCGCAGCAGCAGCTTGTCCAGCCGACCATCGTGGCGTCCGGCCTCTGCTCAATCAAGTCGGCGGCAAATCTTGCCACCAACCGCTGGACTTACACGATCGAACTCTGGTCGCCGACGGCGACTGGCGGAATCACCGTCCCGGCAGACGAGCGATTCAACTACGCCAACGCCCGCAACCTCCGCGAGGAGTTCAACACCTCGACGCTAATTGATGGCATGGACATCAGTACCCCGGCGTCCACCATTGGCCCGGTTGGATCCATCTACACCGCCGGAGCGTGGACCACTAGCAGCCTCCAGGCACGTGTGTATGTTTGGGTGGTGTACGACAGCAACGGAACCGCCGTCCCATTCTTCGACCGCCCGAACCCCATGAGGTGTACTGAGTAATGTCAAACCTTCAATTGGCTACCTACATCGGAATGCAGGTGATTACGCCGGGATCGGCGTTTACGCTGAGTTTCCATGTCCATGAAGTTGGCGGGAACAATTTCAACTGGACCAACTACACGCCCAAGGCCAGGCTGACCGTCGGCAGCGTGTCTATCAGCGTCACCGGAACTTCAGCCGGTGGCGGCACTGCTACCTGCTCCTGGACGGCAACACAGACCGCCACGCTCGGTAGCAACGCGTGGGGCACCATCACGCTGTTCGCTGACCC